GCCATCGCACTCAGGGCAGTTTATCCAATCTTCCATAACCTTCCTCCTTATAAATTTTTGCATTTGCCTTCGTTGTCAGTGAACCACACATGGCCATCGTTTATAACCATGTGGCCAGCGCCAATAAGCGCGTCTACAGCTTGCTTATATGTTGAGCGTGGATTTGCGGCTGAGGACACCTTGCCGATGAAGTGGTCTTTCAGCGTCTCTTCAGAGATAACCCAATATGTTCTTGGCTCTGGCCACCCAACCCCTCCGGGGTTTGGTTGCCCGACGCCCTCACCGCGTAGCTGCGTAAACACCTTGCGGATTAGGACTTGGTTCTTGCCCTTGATGCGTGGCTTGTTGGCCTCTTCAATCTCGCTTTCAGTGGCCTGCACAACGGTACAAGTCGTAACGCTGTCACCATCTTCATCAACGCCAAGCTCGATGACGTTCAACTTAAACTGGAATATAACGCCTGTTTCCATGTCACGCTGTTTCGTGGCCTTTGCCGTGCGCAGGCCAGTGTTCTCATCGTAATCAAGCTCAATCTCTGTGTCAGTCGCGGCGCGTAAACTCGAATGCCCCCTAGCGCCAGCGGCTTTATCCTTGCCGGAGTGGTGAACAACGTCCAAGTGTGCGCTGGTTATCTCGCGCAGCTTGTCGCAATTGCCGATAAACTTTGTCATATCCTCTGGCGAGTTTTCATTCCCGCCAGCCATTGAACGGCTGAGCGTGTCAACAAATATACACTTCACCTGACCGTGTTTCTTCGACACCTCACGGCACAGCTTCTCAAGCACAGCCATGTCAACCTCGCCGTCAAGTAGGTTGACCGGGGCCGGGCGCACAGCCAGCTTTACATTCTTATGCTCTGGGTATTTTTTCTTTAGCGCAACCACGCGATTGTGGAACGCCATGCCGCCCTCGGTTGCGAGGTATAAAACAGAGCCACCAATAACCTTGTGGCCATTCCACTCCTCGCCGCAGGCGATGTGCCAAGCAAGGTCAAGCGCAAAGAATGACTTGCCCACGTTTGATGGGCCGTAGATCACAGACATTTGACCCTCGCCAAGCCAGCCCTTCACAAGATAGTTGCGGCTGAGCTGCGGGATGGCCTCGTCCGGCATGAAGATTTGATCCATGACGCTCTGCACGGTCAATGCTTTCTTCGCCGCTGCCGGGCCTTGGTTTACCCACACGTCAGAGTAATCCCAGCCCTCCATGTCAGGCAGGATGTACTCGACGCCCAGCTCAGAGAATGCGCGCTCGCACTCCTTGCGCCCGGCATCGTCATTGTCGCCAGCAATGACAAGCTCGGCATCTGGCTTGGCTTGTTGCAGGTTGTCTATCACAGCCAAAATGTTTCCTGCATTTAAAGCAAACACGCATGGCTTGCCCGTGGCCTCATGCACAGTCGCGGCTGTTGCCCAGCCCTCTGCAACATATGCAAACTCACGAATGGGTCCGCCAATCACGCTAAAGTTGCCAATCACGGGCAGCTGGTAGGAAAACTTTTTCTTGCCGTCAGCATCAATGAACTGCGCGCCAACGCGCCTGCCCTTCACGTCAATGATCGGGATGGTCAGCGTATCGCCGTCAATCTTGGCGTTGTGCAGTTTAATCTTTTTCTTCTCAAGGTATGGGTGACTGCTCATGGGGTCACGCTCCGGCCATTCAATATCAACTCTCGTTACCTCCACTGTCGGCGTATGCCCCGGCTGGGGCCAGAGAGACATATCGCGCAGCCTGTCCTTGATGGCCTTATAGTCATTGCACTTGCGGCAATGAACCATGACCTCGCCTTGAAACTCTTTAATCCAAAACCGATCCGTACCAGCGCAGGATGGGCATGGGCCATGATACTCGCCCTGCGCAGTCTTTTTCAACTCAAGACTGCGAATGATCGTGTTGCCAAACTCCGACCAGCGAGCGGCTGGAAACTTGCTTTCTCTGTTCTGATCGGATAACATTTGCTTATCGCCTTTTCATTGTGGTGGGTTTCTTGTGATATTGTGTGGCCCGGCATGTAAGTGTCGGGCCACACTTTTTTTAAATAGAGATTTTTATAACCTTTATTTCGTCATCTCTATTTGGCTTCGCCTTCTTCAACCTCTTAACCTTTTTAGGCTCTTCGGTATCTGAGTTGCTCATCAACTTCTCTGCCTTAATCATATCTTTTATCAGAGCGTCTGCATCCGACTTTGATATGGGCAGTGATGCAGATGGCGACCCACTAGCTCCGCTCAGTAGGTGTGTGAGCTTGTTGATCCTATACATCTGGTTTGGAGTTGCATAAAACATTTCACTCATGCTGTGATCCAAACGCAGTACATGCCATCATGCTTCCTCGTCGCCCCCTTACGCCCGCGCAATTTCAGGAGTTTGTAGAAGTACCTTTGATGGTTACTTGCCCCGAACTGGACGCAATCGCCAACGCTTACTTGTTCCAATACTGCATCATATTTTGATCCAGCGCCTCCCCGGCCATTTTTGGCTCTCGGGACAGGCAATCCTTGAACGATAGTAATTTCCATTGTGGTTTCCTTTTTACTGATTTATTTAAAACGGGATTTCGTCGTCAAGGCCAGCATGTGCTGCTGGCGATGGTGTGGATACAGGCATTGCAAATGGATCATCCGCAGCTGCAACTGGCGTTGCCGTCACGCTGGACGTAAAGCCACCAGAGACCGAAGTGAACGGATCATCTGAGCCTTGCATCTCTGCAAGCTCCAAGACCTGCACAGCACGCAGCCTAAGCGACACGCCATTCAGGCTGCCTGTATTGTATGGCACAACAACCACGGCCACGTTGACCTTGCTTCCGCTGGTCAGCATGAAATCATCCGGCAGCTTGTTGCGCTGAGCATCAACTTGCTTTGGTGGCTGTGTCTTGTCACCACCATAAGCACCTTTCAGCTTGCACTTGCCGACGACTTCGCCATCGTCATTGCGTTTGTATGGAAGCATTGCTGGCTTCTCTGGCCATTTGCGCTTCGTGTCCAACGCCGCAGCGTTAGAATACGCCTCCATACAGATACGATGCAGCTCCTTTGCCTTCTCATCGGACATTACGAAGCTCATTTCGTATGCTGCGCCGTCATCAAACGCATCGCATTTCACTGACTTGTTCTCGTAAGTATCGAACTTGTAAGTGGAATTTAGACGCGGGTAACGTGCGACGACTTCTGTAATCATGTGTTGCATTTTGCAACTCCTCTCAATGTTGTGCAGCACCCCTGCACTGGGATAGGTTAAAACGCTTCTTCACTGTCCATCCATGCTGGCAAGTGGATCGTGTTTAAGTCAGGCCAATTCGTGACATATTCCTCAGTCTCAATCGCCTGCTTTATGTCAACCAATGCAGAAAGCATACGGTTGTGAGCGTGGCGCAAATACATCTCAGAAAGCTCATGGCACGCAGTGACGTGCGGCGCGTCCTTCTCGATGCAGATGAAGATAAAGTTCTCCACACGAATGCCGTTCAGTTTCAAGACGTGCATATAAAATGCAGCCTGCAAATCGTATCCGAACTGACGCACAGAACGCTCAAAGCCTCTGGGTGATGCGTCTTGGGTCGTTTTGATGTCCAGTACAATGCCTGCGTTGCGCAGGAGGCCATCTGGGCGCGTCTTTAGGTCAATGTCAATGTCTGGCTCAGTGGCGAAGAATGAAGCCTCTGCCAGCATGTCAGGATTTGTGAGCAAATGATTTGCCATACGGTTTTGCAGGCAGGCCTCAGCCATTCTGTTTGCCAGATCATAATCAGCCTCGGTGAGCAATATCTTGCCAGCAGCATCGCACTCATCTTTCAAGTCAGACCATGCCTTGCCGCGCCGTGTCTCAGGCCCGCGCACAACAAGGTCTTTCTCTGGCTCCAACAAGTAAGCGTGAACCGCGCTGCCCAATGCAAATGCCGGGCTTTCCTTACGCTCAGCGCCGAACAAGTGCGCAATGCTTTTGTTTGCTGCGGTCTTAATTGCAGTCGAACCAAACGCATGATGCGCGTGATATTCCTCGTTCGACATGTCTTCTGATTTGATGATTGTCATGTTTTCCTCCGTTTCCTCATTGTTCGCATATATGTTTTGCATATGCAATACCTAATTCTGGGGGAACTTCTTTTATTTTTTAGAAGTTCTATTTTGTTAAGGGGGTAATGACTTCGTGAAGTTGTTACCCCCTTAGCGGACAGGCTGGACATGTCCGGACTTTGTCCGTGTCTGTCCGTCACACCACCTCAATAAATGTTTTAGCCGCAGCGGCCCACAGGATCATTGTTGGACGCTTCTGGCCCACACGATTAAACACATCTGCCTTGGCAATCTTGCCGGAGTTAAAGAGGCGCTGGGCTGCGTTGCCTGCGGTCTTGTGGTCAAGCTCAAAATAATCCGCCAACTCTGCGGTGGTGTGATACCCGCCAGCAAGAATATAACGCATAATTTCTGCGTCCAACGCTTCATTATTTAATGTTTGCGAATTATCTATGATTGCTTTTTCGCAAACTTCACTATCGCGCTGCAACTTCACAGCCTGCCACGGCGTGCCTTTGTCTGACTTGTCTTGATAATTAGGCACAAGCACAGCGTGTATTTCATCGCCCGGCGCAAGGTCAAAGCCGTCAGCGATGTGAACCGGGATAAAGACTTGCCCTTGTGTTTCCGTATCGCAGGCAAATGCAAAGCCATGTGCGTGCGCGTTTGTTATGATGATCTTGTTCATTTTGCTTCCTTCAATTTAATGCTGCGGGCAGTCGCCCATAGTTTTTCAAGCGGCAATAGATTTTCCTGATCCATTGCCCAGCCTTTGCCGTGGCCAAGGTCAATCTCATAAGCCTGATCTAAAAAATGCGTGCGGGGTATGTAGCCCACAACGTGCATCCGGTCAGGCGCTTGCTGGCACACCAGAATAGAGCAATCAGCCTTGAATGCCTCGCGCTTCTTAAACAGCAGCCGCCCGGTGGTGTAGAACGTGGCTTTCACATCTACAGAAATATTATCCAGCCATACGTCTCGGCCATCATCTACGCCTATGGCGTGGATGTGGTCGAGATCAAACACCTTCGACACGGCAAGCTCTGCCTTTACGCCCAGCAAATCCAAGTCAGCGTCAGACCTGCCCTTGTCCCGGCGCTGATTAGCAACGCCAGAAGCGCGGGCCAATTGCCAGCGCATTGCGGCGGCCTGATTGCATTGCGCAACCTCTTTTTGCGTTAGACTTACAAGCATGGCGTGTCCTATCTAAAATGGTGGTTCTTGATCCGGGTGTGCCGGAACCCAACCCCCGAAAGGCTCCGGCACACTATTGGTTTGAGCATCCCGCAACGCTACAACGGGGCCGAACATCTGGAGAAGGAATGTCGGCAGATGCTCAGACCAAATCACTTGCGAGCCTTCGCAGCAGCTCGCGCAATTACATCGTCAGCGGCTTGAGATGCGCGCTCATCGCGGCGCATTTCAACCTCACGCATGACATTTAAGACGCCCTCGCAAATTTGAGCGCGCTCTTCATAGTCAAGATCGAATGCCTCGAATATCGTGCAGACAATAGCGCCTAAGTCGATGCCCTTCATATTGTTAGGAAGGGCAGCCAAAAAATCCTCGGTGCATTCGGCAATTTGCTTCTGGCGTTCATTCATAACCCTTGCTCCTCTTTCTCCAGCGCAATGGAAATAATTGAGCGGTGAATGCCTGTGTCGCCATCCAAATCAAGCCCATCCTTCACAAGCGCATGATGTATCTTGCGCCGGGCAGAAACAGATGCGCGGCTCAATCGTGTTTTCTGTGGGTGTGACCAGCTCCAAAACTGAGCCACACCCATATAATCCGGCGAGCCAATAAACTCGCGGTCAATCTCTGTGAGCTTGCACAAAGCGTTGAACGTCACGTCGGGCAATCCAACCTTAATGCTCATCGACTTCGCCCTCCCATGTGATGCCATGCTCGGCAAAGCGCTTCATTTGGTGTTTGTTGGGCTTGGTGCGCTTCAATGTTGTAATGCAGCTTGATA